CAATAATATCCGTCCACGAATCGTCTTTATTGATATCTTCAGCAAGTCTAGCAACCTTGACACCTATCATACAAGCCACAACTTCTTCCGGAGTAATAGGTTGTTTTAACTTTTTATCTAACAAGATACTCCAAATGTCAGCAATTCTTTTATGATTCTTTCTAGCAGGACCATACTCCTTTGCCCTCTGACCATTGATTAATCCTTCAGCTTCTTTTAAAAAATATTCTCTATCTCTTTTTTCAAACTGTTTGATTTGTTTAATATTTGCTTTTAATTCATCAGATATTGTAGCCACTTTTAATCCCTCTTTCTATTACATGTAATTGTTTTTTAGCACGAGTTGCTCCAACATAGAATACTCTGTGTTCACTGTCTTTGTCCCCTTTGTCTTTTATTATTTTAGGACACTCAAGCATTAAAGCTACGTTATCCGCCTCTCCACCTTTTGATCTGTGGATGGTCGATATCCGAATCCTCGGAGTTCCCACCAGAATAGATTCTCCTCTCCTCAGAGCAGATGTTATATAAATCCGTTGTTCCTCCGATACGTCCAGAACATCCCACCATTTCATCTCGTGGTTTAGATTCAACTTCTCCCCTAAATCGCTCCTTAGTAAATCGTCTAGTGTATATTTTTGAACGTAATCTAACCCTTCTATTTGTTTCTTGCCACCATAACCAATGATGTTTTTTCTTGTTTTTTTCGAGAAACTTATTAGATCTTGAACACTTACGGATTTGTATTTGCATAATTTTACCCACACCTCAATACTGTTAATGATTTCTTGAGACACCGACCAACCAGATCCCTCTCTCCAAAAGATGTAGCCTTCGTTTTTAAGTTTATCCGATACTTCAGAAAGTATTCTATTTGTTCGAGCAAGGACGTACCATTCTCCGGTTGTGAAGTCTACATCCATTATATCGTAATGAAATTTTAACACACCTTTTTCTTCACGAGGTTGCCAATCTTTATGTTGTCTGATATTTACATTTGAAATTATATTACTAGCAAACTCATGTATAGTTTTTGGAACTCGGTAGGACTTATCTAAAATAATTTTATCTTCTGATGCATTTAAAAAATCTCGTACATTTGCACCTGCCCAATTAAATATACATTGATCATCGTCCCCTGCGTAATAAGATCTCTTGGCATTAGGCAACAAACATTCCTTAATCATTCTCCATTGTATAGGAGATAAATCCTGTGCTTCATCGACAATTAATAAATCTAAGTCTGGTCCTGTCTTCATTTCTAAAAACTTCAACAACATATCTGTAAAATCTACCTTGCCATTTGACTGTTTAAAATCATAATAAGCGTTGTAAACAGTAGAAATATAACTTCTATGTAAAGAAGTGTCATTAAATTCATCGAATTCATTAAGTAAAGAGGTTCCTTTTAATCTAGACATTTGAATTATGTGAAAGTATTTATCTCCATCAGTAGATCCTGGAGTGTACAAATCCCCTTCTTCTACATTAATATTTTCTTCTTTATTAAATTTAATACCTAATTTTTTAGCTAAAAATCTCATGTCAGCAGGTCTAATTAAATCTTCTTTTTTAAAACCTGCCCACCTAAAAGCTAAAGAATGAAGTGTTCTAAAATGAGGAAAATACTTTGGTTCTAAATTAAATTTAGTGCAAGCTCTGTCAATGGCTTCTTGAGCAGCTTTTCTAGTAAACGATAAGAAAGCTATTCTATCCGGTTGAATTCCATCAGCTATAGCATCCTCAATTATCTGTAATAGTTTAGTTGTTTTCCCTGTTCCGGGTGGTCCAAATATACTTGTTTCTTTATTATACTGATTCAACACAAACTCCCATAACTTGAATTTCTCTTGCAAATGGATGTAAACGTCTAGATTGTTCAACAAACCAAACCTCAATTAATTTCTTATCCATCTCACATTCTTTTTTATCTTTAAATTTAACCTTGGGTTCATAAGTACCACATATAGCTTTAGTGCCTAAGTGTGGCGGTTTAACAGTAGGATTTATTTCCAATACAATACAAAAAGCTACAACTAATTCAATCAAAATGGCACCTCTTCTTCTATCACTATGTTAGGTATGTCAACCTGCTCTTTCATGTCTGGAACCCACCATACCCTTATCTGTTTCCATCCACCATTTGTTGTTTTAAAATGTTTAGACGCATTACATTTATCCCCAGAATTCATTTCCTTTATACGTTCCTGTATTTGTCCTTTAGAATATTGTGTAAAATTCTTTTGTTTTAAAAAATCTACAAAAGAATCTATCTTAAAATAAACATTATCTTCCATAACCCAAGGCTTACCTAACAATAATTCTTCTGCTGATGCTGCTTGAACCCTGCCATGACAAAATGATTCTATTAAATCCAAGAACTGACCTTTATATGTCAACTCCTCTGGAACCTCTATTTCATTAGCCTCGGACAACAAACTATTAATTAATATCTGCCAAGCATCTTCCTTAACTCGTGGGGGCATAAAATTTTGTTGTTCAAGACAGGCAATCTGAAACTTAGCTTGAGACTGCAAATCATAACTCGTTAACTCTAATCGTCTGCCATCTAAGTCAGCAAAAAAGACCCTTGGTTCGGACTTGACAATAGAAAGACCTGTTATCTCCACAGCATCTGTCGTACTGCCAATACCATATGTTCTTCTCTTGCATAAAGATTTATTGCAATGGGACTTCAATGGTTCTTGATTACATGTGTAAAAATATTCTTTCTTATCTAATTGCGTTTGAATCGTTACAATCTCAGAAGCTGATAGAGGAGGAGAACAATACTCTATGTTAAATTTTTCAAGTAATGACTTCCAATTATCAGGATCCATTTTCTTAAACATAGTAGCATAATTAAATAAGGATGAATTTCTACCACCCTCCCCAATGCCATTTAATGCCATAACATTTAAACATGGTGGACTTTCTGGAAAAGGTTCTGTCTGCTTTTTACCAACTTGTAACTTATTAAAATCAGCAGGACTTACTTTTCTTATGTCTACTAACTCTAGAAACTCTTCTAATGTAGCTGATTCTCCGTCTTCTTTAAAAGCATATCTAGTTGTCATCTCATGGTCAAAGTAAGGAAGATTAATAAAGTTACCCACATCTCCACGTTCAACTAATATCTGTTCTTGTTTAGGAAATATCTCACAACCACCGTGACCTATGACCGAAGCTATCTCTGATGCTTTGTCTCTGAATTCTCCTGCACTCATCCATTCAGTCATAAAAAAGAATATATGTGCACCGCCACTTTTACTCCTGCATACAACACAAGGTATATTTAAATTTCTAAGTTGTTTATCTAATGCAATATGATCCAAAGGATAGATGTCAATGTCTAAAGCACCGAACTTGCATTGATTATTTTCATTGATTGGTATTGAGCCTACTCCAAGAACACCTGTCAAATGACCATTGACGAGTTCTTGTGTTAAAGGAGTTCTCTTTATATAAGAATTAGCTGATTGTTTACCCGCTCTTCTTTCAGCAGATATTCTAGTTTGTCCATGGGCATCACTAAAACCCTCGAACACATCCATTAATCGTTGTACGTTATCCATCTTAACTCTTCCTCTCCTAAAGAATTAGAGCAGGGAATAATATCCAAAAAAGACCCTGCTCTAAACTTGTCAGTTAAAACGGCACTTCGTCTTCGTTTACTGTATTAGTAGAAGGTAAGTCATCAGTAACGGCAGATGATTTTACGGCTCCACTTGATACATTAGCATGAAACTCTTTGCACTCATTATACATACTAAGAGTATCGACTAATCCGATCTTCTCAATCTGCCATGAATACCAAGAACCTTTGTCATTACCATCAGCAACTGTTTTCAATTTCCATTTGGTTGAAAACATAGGTGCAGGTTTAGCTGAACCATCTGGTAATTTAATAGTCTGCATTGACATTTGTGTAACCCAAATCTTAGATCGTTTCATCTGAGTTTTCTTCATGTCAATTATAGCAGGTTCCAACATGCCAAGCTCATCGTTAAGGATCTTGACATAATGTTGCCCTGTACGAACAAGTTCATTACCACTAGGCAACATGTCCATGCCGGTTTCTTTGTCTTTCTGCACCGCAAGAACATTTGGATCCGTCTTCTTTAACTCTTGTATAAATCCACCGCCTTGCGATCTAGGAACAAACTCTAATAACTTTTGTTCAAAATAACATGGTACAACAAGAATTCCATCTTCAGCTTTCCATACCTGATGGGTAACTGTGTTGAAGATATCTCCTTGTTCTGCTCCCTTAATATAGCCTGAGTTAGTCTTTATTAACTGTGGGGATAAAGCTTGTAGAATCCTAAGAAAAGGAATCTGCATATCATCAGCCGTCACATTATCAAGACCAACTCCTGAATCGGCAACCATCTCACTCATTAGATTAGCAGGTAAACCTGCTTCTTTTTTCTCTGTTACTTGATTATTTGTACTCATTATCTTATACCTTTCTAGTAGTAGCTTTAGTTCCAACGTAAGCACCGAACATGTCAAGATCAATATCTTTCCCTGCTTCAATGCGATCTTTAACCCAAGACTTCAACGTCATCGGATGGATGTGCGTTTTAGCTTGTGGGTTAACTCCTCTGTCTTCGAGATCAGCAATAATAGATTTAGCAAGGTTATCTTGTCCCATGCTAAAACTACAGATGACATCATTCTTTATAATGTCTCCTTCGCCAATTGATCGAAGCCAACCAAAAACTTCGTCACGTTTATCCTGTGGGATACTTGCGTGAACAAAAGCTTTTAACTCAACTTTGTTACCGTCTACAGTAACAGAGTCTACACCCATCTCATGCATAACTGCCGGGATGGATTCTGTATCGACCTTATTTTGCATTCCTTTAAGGTCTTTAAGATGCTGTTCAGCTTCTTTAATTTGAGTGGAGAGTTTTTGACTACTACGGATAAGGGAAGATAACTCACTCCCAGTTTTTGCGTTAACTTCATCAAACGCACTCGCATCAGCAACAATCGTTTCAAATAACTCGCTCATATTTACTTCTCCTTTTTAAAAGTTATGCCCTTCGGCTTTTATAACTAGGTTGGAGAAGAGGAAGCTTACCCAACCTAGCAATCTTGATACTAAACACTTGCAATAAGTTGTCAAGAAGTTTTTTTCTCAAATGCTTTTTTTATTAACCATGAAATTTGTCTGGTTAAACTTCTTCCTTCATCTTCCGCTATTTCTGATAGCATTTCGTAGTTCTCCATAGGTATGGCAACAGTTCTATATTTTTCTTTCCAAGTTCTTGGCATTTAATACTCCTTGTATAAATTAAAACTTTAGTTATGCTTACAACAATTACTTATAAATAACAACAAGGAATTGCATGTTAGATACAAGAAATGGCTTTGGTAAGAGATGCGAACTCATTGCAGCAGAATGGTTGTTATCTCAAAATTGTTACGTCTATTCTCCTTTCGTTGAACAGGGACCTGTAGACTTAATTGCTTTAGCTCCTGGTCATCAATGGTTTTTCTTTGATGTTAAAAAAGTAGGTCGAAGAAAAGATGGTAGTATTATCTCTAGGACATTAACATCAAGACAATTAAGTTTAGGTATTAGGCTTCTTTATGTGGATATAGAAACAAAACGAGTTGAGCTACATCCACATCAATTTTCCACTAAACCTTTTTCGGAGACAGATCCAACCACTTCCTCACTTCTTCGTTCAATGACGCACTCGCCAGATTAATCTTAGCCTTTAAAGATTTTACAATGTATTCATCAATTGTCCCTCGGCAAAGTAAATCAACATACGTCACAGATTTATTCTGACCTATCCTATGACACCTGTCCTCCGACTGTACTCTTGTCTCTAAATTAAAATCGTTTGCATAATAAATAACATTTGTTGCTGCGGTCAAAGTTAACCCGAACCCTGCCGTTTGTGGATTAGCTACAAAGAATCGTGCATCTCCAAATTGAAAGTTTTTAACGGCATCTTTTCTATCTGAATCCGAAGTGT